AAAAGCTAAGAGATTTACTAAGAGATTTTTAATTCGGTTTTTGTGTTTGATTTAGGTTTACAACTCCCCTGCCTGTTTTTACGGGCGGGGTTTTTTATTCGTATTTATTAATATGAAAATCCTAACATTAACACAAAAATTTAGCGGCTGTGGATATCACAGGCTCATGCTCCCGATCTCATTAATGGAAAAAGAATACGGTAGGATAACCGATTCAATGACAGAAGAACAATGGGATGAACACAATTACGATATTGTTTTTATCAATCGCATTTGGGAAAATGAAGACTTAATAAAAAGACGCAAACAGAAAGGTTTTAAATTAGTTGTCGATGTAGATGATTATTGGATTTTATCGCATGACCATTTGATGTACGAGGGATACAATGCATCAAATTTCGCGTCTAAGTTAATACACCACATGAGGGAGGCTGATCTCGTTACTTGCACCCATGAAAGGCTTGCAGATGCCATTTACCAACACAATAACAACGTTGAAATATTACCAAATGCCATACCTTATGGGCAGGCACAATTCAACGGCGAAAGGGTTGTAACAGATTCGGTAAAATTATTTTGGGCAGGTGGGATAACACACGAACAGGATTTAAAGTTATTACAAGCACCATTAAAAAAGTTGTCAGGTAACATCCAAATGGTGATGGGTGGCTTTGCAGATTCGAACGATACTGAGCGTTATTACTGGCATCGTATGGCTAATTACTTTACGGCTGATCAATCTTTGCCGCACATGTTAATTCGTGGCATGGATGTGTTTAATTACTACGAAATGTTCAAACATTCGGACATTATGTTAGTGCCTTTGGTAAAGAATAATTTTAACGGATACAAGTCAAATATTAAACTTTTAGAGGCTGCAGGAAAGGCTATTCCTGTCATTGTTTCTCATGTCAATCCTTACTTAGGTTTTCCTGAAGATGTCGTAAAATATGTCAAAAAAAGTAGTGATTGGATTCGACATATTAACGATTTGGTAAACGATAAAGATATGCGCGATGAACTTGGAGTTTTATTGCATACATACTGCGCTAAGTATTTCAATTTCAATGAGATAAACGAAAAAAGAAAAGCAGCTTTTTTAAAGTTATTGAGTTGATTTTTCAACGGTCGTTCAGCGGTCGTTCAACTGTCGTTTAACAGCCGTTCAACAAAGTAAAGTAAAGTAAATAAAGTAAAGTAAATAAAAGAAATAAAAGAGATTATATAGGGAGGCTAATGGGGTGGCTATTAGGGAGGGCAATAGGGAGGCTTATGCAAAGAAAAGGAAAGGAAAGTAAATAAAGTAAAGAAATAAAGTAAAGTATAGTATGTGTTTCACACATCACAATTATGCTTTTTCATTGGTAAATGTCCAGTTTTTTTAAGTTTCGGTATATATGTTCATGATGAATCCCATTGAACTTTTAGCACAGGTTAAAAAACTTGTTTTTCAAGAAGAGACAATGCCGACGCCAGGTTACACTTTGGAGGACGGAACTAAAATCATGGTTTCAGCCTTAGAGGTTGGCGGAATCGTTACACTCGAAGACGGCTCACCCGCACCGGCAGGATCACACACTTTAGCAGACGGTACTGAAATCGTACTTGCTGAAGGTGGCGTAATAGCTGAAATCAAACCGAAAGAAGTTGAAGCTCCTGAAGTTAGTGTTGAGATTGAAAGCGGGAAGGACATGGAAAAGAAAGACGAAGAAGAGAAAGCAAAAATGTCTGCTAAGTTTTCTGAAATTGAAAACAGAATAGCAGCAAGTGAGCAAAGTTTTTCTGCTTTACAATCTGACTACGAAGGTTTAAAAGCTGCATTCAGTAAGCAAAGCGAAGCAATGCAGGGATTGATTCAGCTTGTAGATACTTTGGTTAACGTACCTTCTCAAGCACCGGCTGAAGTTCCTAACAACTTTAAAAAGGTTAGCATTGAAAGCAAAGCTGACAAAATAAAATCTTACTCACAATTCGTTTCACAATTTAAAAACAAATAAAGATGGCGTTTTTGGTTACAGGCCTTACGGCTTACACAGAACAAAATGAGCAACAGCTCGTTAGTGCTTCGCTGTTTGAGGCACGTACTCAACAGCTCATCCTTTCAGAAGGTAATGTATTGACAGGTGTAAAATCCTCTCAGACAGTTAACCGTATGGACACGGATGTATTTTTTCAGGATGATAGCTCCTGCGGTTTCCAGTCAAGTGGTACAACTGAATTTACTCAGCGTACTTTGACTGTAGGTAAAATCAAAGTTCAGGAAACTTTATGTCCGAAAGACCTCGAAACTGTTTACCTCCAAAAGGCATTACCTGCAGGTGGCAATTACGATACAATAGCATTTGCCGCTGAATACACAGGTCGCAAAGCAGGTAAGATCGCTGAGGCTTTGGAAACAGCTATTTGGACTGCAACTGGTTCAGGATATGGTGGCACAAACGGACTTTTAAATAAGTTCAAAGGTATTCGCCAACACATCGCTGACGCTGGTACATCTGTAAACGCAAATGTTACAGGATTCTACGGAACAGGCGCTCCGATCACAGGTATTGATACAATGGAAAAAGCACAAAAGGCTGTTCTTGCAGTTATCAATGCTCTTCCTGCTTCTGTGAAAGGAAAGTCCGATGTTCGCATTTTCTGCGGTTGGGATGTTTACACTCTTCTTATTCAGAAGTATGTTGATCTGAATTTGTTTCACTACAATCCGGGTTCTACAAATAACGCTGCTGATTCTGAGTTCTTGGTTCCTGGTACTTCTTATAAAGTAGTTCCTGTTCATGGTTTGAATGGTACTAACGACATATATGCAATGAGAATGTCGAACGTATTTTTAGGAACCGATATCGAAGGTGAAGAGTCTCGTTTTGAAATGTGGTACAGTCAGGATGATCGCAATGTGAAGTATAGCACTTCTCTGAAAATTGGTGTGCAGCTCGCTTTTCCTGATGAAGTTGTACGTTTCGAAGCGTAATTAATTAATCACAGGGAGGGGTAAAACTCTCCCTTCTTAAAAAAATATATCATGCCTTGTAGTTTGACCTCCGGATACGCCCTCGACTGTAAAGATTCTGCGGGCGGGATAACCGAAGTTTATTTTATAGAAAAAGGGAATGTTTCATCTATTGCTGCAAATGCTTCAGGCGTAGTTACAGGAATCACAAAAGCAAGCGGAAAGCGTTTCTGGAAATATGAACTGCCAAAAGAAACAGGTAACTTCACACATAACCCTCAAGTTTCAACTGAGAACGGAACATTGTTCTTTGAGCAAAACTTGACTATTGTAGTGAATAAACTTTCTGCGGCTGTAAATACAGAGCTTAAATTGTTAGCTCAAAACATTCTTATTGCTGTGGTAAAAGATAACAACAATAAATTCTGGATGCTCGGAAAGGAAAGAGGTTTAGACATGGGTGCATCTGAAAGCGGAAGCGGAACAGCCTTTGGAGATCGTTCAGGTTACACTTTGAACTTCATGGGTAAAGAGCCTGATCTTCTTTATGAAGTAAATAGCTCTGTTGCTGCAGCTCTTGAAACAGCTGGTTAAGAATTGATGTTAAGAAAAGCGAAGCGCCTGCCTGCATTTAGGCGGGCGTTTTTTGTTAATAGGTATTTATAAAAGGAATGATAAAACTCACAAAAGGAAATACTGAAACTTTGATTTTGACGCTTAAAGAAAAGCAGACTATCTTAGATGCAAATTTTCTTTTTGTGTTTCAAAGCCGCACAACAAACGATAAAGTAAAGTTTGTAATTGTCAATAGTGCTGATCAAAGTTTATACCAAGATAGATACAATCAGTTTTCCTTAGTGGTGAATACCTATTTTGCAAATGTGGAGGAGGGTTGGTACACTTACAAAGTATATGAACAGGCGAGTCCTTCAAATACGAATGAAGCGAATGCAGGTGCGGTTGTGGAGACTGGTTTAATGTTTTTATCAGACGGTCAGGATGTGACCACTACTAAATATAATAACCCAACAAGTTACAAAGTATATGATGCAGAATAGAGTATCTTTTATAAAGTTTGCCGATGTGAAAGTTCCTGTAATGAAGGAACTGCCAAACAAAGGATGGGTGCTATTCGGTGAAGATAATAAGTTCCCGAATATGCTTTTGAATATGTTTAACAAAAGCAGCAAGCACAATGGTATTGTTTTGGGAAAGGTAAATTACATTGTTGGTAAAGGTTTTGACAATGTCACTCAAGCGAATGCTTATGAAAATTCAAATGAGATACTTAAAAAACTTAGTTTAGATATTGAGGTTTTTGGCG